ATGTACTCCCTTTTGACTAAATAGTCATAAAGGTGTGGATACATATGACGCATAAGTGACACATGAGCGAGATAAGCGTATAGCTTATGAGCTCCGTCACGTGCCATATCCTGATACGTTAATGTATTGAAATACGTATGCATACTTTCTAAAAACTCTATGTTTTTAGAAATACGCTCTATTCGAAGATTGCTACGAAAGTAGCGATGTTCGATTGTATTTCTCGTATCAGCAAGTGCTCCACGATTAGGAAATCCATATTTCTGTTTTGCAATTTGCGCAACAGGAATATCAGGTTTCTGTAAATAGCACCATTCTGCGTCTGTGCCGATAGAGCGTTGAGCGATATCGGCTATTAATCCTGGATTATCGTAATGAAACTGAATCCAAGCATACGCAGTAGTCAATGATAGGCTATTTTTGTTTACGTGAATATGTGCACCTGCACTATTTGCGTAAAAGGCCTTAAAGTAACTTTGGGCCTCGTCCAAAGTAACTTTCAGTATTGGTAATGCTTTCAAATATGCTGCATAAGTGAAAGGCGCAGTTACGAACTCTACGTCAACTGTGCTATCTTCTTTACCAATACAAACGACTGGACTATCGTGTTTATCTGCTCCGAAAGCAGTATTGATACCTTTTAAGGTCTCAATCACGTAGTTCATGTCGTATCGACCACGATACTCAACTTCTAGCTCTAATCCATAGATCATAGTTGAAGTAGTTAATTCATCTGTTAGTAACCAAACAAACTTATCATCTACAACATCTAGATACACAGAGCCAAAAGGCTTATATCCATAATTCCATAGATACTTCTCACCTGTGTTTTCTGTGTAAGAATCACAGTTCTCACAATAATTATCGTCGTCACGATCCATTTCCTCACAACACTCTGGCGAGTCCGTAAGGGCGAGCCTCGGCATACTTGCCGATTCAAGTTTATCTATGATTAAGTCATACAGTACTTCTGCATGGGAATTAATAGTCACTAGGATTTTCCCCATACAACTCATCGTCGTCCTGTGGACTAGGATTAGTTCTTACTATATCTGCGTAATTGATTACAAAATCGATTGCGCATTGACCTGTAGATACACTAAATATCACGTCTGATACTTCCACGTATCTAGGAAGGACTTGACCATTGTCAAGTCCGTTACTTACGAAATTGGCGATCAAAGACCTCAATTCCTTTTTGTCAAAAACAAGTGATGAATTCACTTGCCTATGTCTAATTTTTGGCATTACAACCTCCTAACTGTTCAAACGCCAACATTTTATTAACATCGATATTATGCGGGGCATATCTACCTATGTTAAAAATACGAACTAAATCTCTTATGATTTCTTCGTATTTATCGCAGATGGTTTGATACTTTATCAAATCATCTGCGTCATCAAGATAATCACCTTTGATTAGATTGATGATAGCATTCCTCTTGTCGGCATATGTGCCGATAAGAGTTTGAATGTTATTTATACATTCAGTTTCTGCTCCTGCAGAAACTATGAGTTGTTCTTTAGTCATTTCAACCTCCTAACAGTTGTATTGTAGAACATTATCCTCTTAAGTATTCGCTAATATTTACAACACCATTGATTTCTTCAATGGTTTTGAAAACTTCTTTAGCTTTCTCTGGTTTAACTTCTACATCAAACCAAATACTTTTATCTTTTAGGTCCATTAATATCACCTCCTAACAGCTGTATTAAAGAACACTTTTACTAATAGAAACAGGGCAACAGCGTAGATTATATCTGCGCTATTAAAAATCCCGTTTCCTGTGAAGTCAAGTAGGTTAATCATATTAACCTACCAACTTCACTGCACATGTATGTGCAAATAAAGGAAGTCCGTTCTGGACTGGTTCGCAGTCCTTACAAGAACCGTCGACCATATGGTCGACTTTATTCCCTATATTTAACTCGTCAATTTGCCACATCATATTTTCCTCCTAACGTGTAACAATTAATGAATACAAAACCACAAAAAATAAAAATAATAATAATGTGGTTTCTTATACTTTCTCATTCACCTGTGCAAGGACAGGCAGCATAGAACTTCAAGCGCTCTTGCGCTTAGAAGGATCTCTGCCTGGGTGAAGTTGTCGGCTTGGTGTCAAACGATTTCAAGAAAATTGTGAAAGAATTTATGGGCATAGAGCTACACGAGCTCTTGCGACATGTAGATCATGTTAGAAATTGTTTTGCCATTTTTGAAGAAATCGTTTGACAAATAAATCGGGAATGATCCAAGAGCGAAGCGTTTGACACGTCGGGTTTTTGCACCGAGGAGATAGATATACACGAGCTCTTGCGAGATGAATATCATCTACGCAGGCTGTTTTTGAGAGATGTGTTGCATGCTACTCGGCTTCGAGTAGCATTCATAATTTGCAACACACGATTGAAAACTGTGAAAACACGGCGTGGCAATAAAAATGTTCGTTAGATTTATGGCTTTACCGACAAAATGATAGAAATATGAGCGGTCCGTAGGGCTTGTGCTAGTTGCTTGGGTAGCTTATCTCTTCGATAAGTGTTGCCCAAGCAAATAGTGCCGCGTAGAAACACATTATTATTATTCTTGCCCGACTTGATACGTCGAAGACGTTGCAGCTTGCTGCAAGAAAGTCGGGCTAGCGGATATCGACAACTTGTTGGCGTGCAACTTGTTGCAAGAGATATATTAAAGGAGCTCTTGCGACATTTAATATACGATGATACCAAGAGAA